TAATCCTCATGAGCATCGGTTTCTCCTTTTTAGGCCAACCGAGTTGGACTGCTTTCGTTGCGTAGTATTCGCATCGAAAAGGCAGAGCCTCGGCACTTGCTGGAGATGGGTGGAAAGCGGCAATAACTAGCACGGCTGCCGCGAGTCGCTTAACGACGATCCTTTGATCGAGTGAACATAATTCCTCCTAATCAAGAGCTGCGAGGCCCTCTGGGGTAATGGCACAGATCATCTGTGCAGATCCAGCGGATCCGATCCGCGTCTTTCCTGTATTGACGATATACCCAGCGGAGCGAAGATCGGAGCATCTTTTCCAGTAGCACCGTGAGCGCCTGATAAGCCCTGATCTGGCTCCTGCTTCTTCATCGGTGAGGTCGTGGTTCCGGTACTCAATGAGTAGAAGCATCGCCTGGGATGTTCGCCTGTGTTTGACGTCTTTAGCGCCTTGAACGCTTGTGGGCTGGTCGGGCTCTCGATGCAATGGTGCATGGAAGAGAGTGCCTTCGTCCCAGTCGTCGGGTCGGATGATTTTGCCTGCCATTAGTGCCTCCGTAGTAGGGATAGAAGGTGACGCTAGAGAAGTTACACGATCGGTGTGACGAAAGTGTGGATTATGTTTTTCCAAGCCTGCACAATTAGTCGAGGGTTCTGGGCGAACGTCGGCGAGACCTCAACATGGATCCAGTAGCCCCCAGGGCCTCCGTTGTTTTCGGCGTCCCATTCTTTCCAGCCTGGCTTGCCGTCACGGTTGCAGCGAAAACCGCGTCCGTGTGTTCCCCAGACGTACTGATGGATCTCTTCGATGCCGAGGGCGACGTGGTTGTCGGCGAGCCAGTCACAGATTTCAGTGACTAATGCTTGCTGGGATTGTTTGTAGCCAGCGTCAAAGGCGCGTCCTGTGCCGTGTACTGAAAGCATGGTTGATCCGCGCATCGGACGATAGGCGTAGATCCCGAGGTTCTTGAAGCCCCATTTAGTGCCGAGGATGTCAAGAAGTTTGTGTGCTCCTGGGGTGGCTTTGCCGTTTGCGGTTGCGTCTTTGTTGCCGGTGTACGGCATCGCGTTAGATTTCGGAGCTGCTTTAGGCGTTGTCATCTTTTTTGTCTTTCGGCTTGTCTTTGAGACCGTTGCCAGCCAGTAGCCCGATGAGTCCGCCCGAGAGGGTGAGGAGCATCGAGGAAAGGATGTTTATTTGCTGGGCGTCAAGTTCCGCCATTGTCGCAGGCTGTGAAACAAAAAGCAGTCCGTACAAAATTGTAAACACGGAGCCGACAAAAGAAAGTGTCAACCCACACGCGACGATCATGACGATCCGCGCTTTGATCTCTTCGTTAGTAAGTCTGTTTTCGGGTTTCTTTAGCATTTGCCACCTGTCCCATATCGTGGAGTCTCTGTCGTTGTTGTTGTCTCTAAGACGGTTGCGCTGAGTGCTTTGTTCTTTGTGCGCGGTTCACAGTTGAGGCGCTCACGGTCTCCGCAAGCGGTGAGTATTGACGCAAACAAAAGCGCTACAAAACTGATCCGCCAAACCATTATTGAACCTGCCCAAGATTTGTGAGACTGAAACCTGCTGGTACTGCTGCGTTAACTACGCCTCTAGCCGTTCCTGCCGAGTTGCCAGTAAGTGCGACTGTTATTTGGCCGCTAAAAATGTCGCCAGCAACGCATTTATACAAAGAGACAAAACACTCAACGCCGCTTCTGGCTGTTTCAACGAAAAACGGGTTGAAAGTTGATGGCGCGCAAAATGGGTTGACTGCTGTAGAACCGTTGAAAGTGTAAAAGTTGAAGTGGACGATGTTGGTACCAGCGTCTATGTAACTGTTCCAAGTTGCTTGGATTAGATCGCCCGCCGTGGCCGTAATTGTTTTCTGGAAGTTTGTAGTGTCAACGCGCTGTGTATTTGATGAACTAGTTAAAGTTAGCGCTGTGTCGCGTCTGCCAATACCGTTATATGTTGCAACCGTCGTTTGCAGCGTGTTCATTTGCGCGGCCGTCAAAACTTGGCCAGTTGTAAAAGTTTGAATAGCCATTAGTAACCCAATTTTCCTGTTCCTAGTTTGCCGAAAACGGCATCGTCCAAAATGAGTGTCGAGTTAAGCGACGCGCCCGAAATGTAATACGTCCACCGTGACGACTCGGGCGTCGCCGTCATTGTGAAACCCTCAATGATCCCATAATACGTCGTGCCACGAAACTTGATCGGCACTTGCATCCCGATCAGTAGCGCCGTCGGGACGCCAAGGTTGTTCAGTTTGAAACTTGTCTGAGCCTCCGACAAGCACGAAATGCTAGAGATCTGCACATCGGTAGTCGAGTACTGCGAGAGCATGAAGTTCGCTAGATTGAGCGCCGTCGTAGTGCTGCTGGAAAAAGTGTTGAACTTGAGCGACCGGTAAGGCCCAGCACCGCTAGTGACTGTTTGTGCAGCTGGAATTGTCGGCGTCACCGTGACCTGCGTGTAGTAGTTGTCGCCAAACGCCGAGAATTCGATGTTGTCATAGACCTGGTTCGTGGCGTTGTTTGCTGTGTCGGAGAATGAGGCGACCGATGCGGTGATGTCGCCTGGGCCTTGAACGATCACAGCTAGTGCCTGTGTCATGCGTCCGTTAATCGTTCGGATGTACTGCGATAGCCATTCGCCGTAAGTGTTGCTCACAGTCGTGTCCGACACTCTTTGTGTGAGCGCGTTGGCTTGTGGGTTAATGGTGAGACCGCTGTAGAACTCGATCGCCGACGCCACGACCGCAAATAATCCACCGTTGATTGCTTGCCCGTTTCCTTCGAGTCTGCCGAAACGCGCAAAGTAAGACTCACATGAGATGTTGATAAAGTCTGCATTTCCGACGCCCCCAGAGTACGGGATGCCGTAATTCACGCTTACGCCTGAGATGTAGCCAGCATAAATGTATTCGCCCGACCCATCATGCTTCACGCGGATAATGTTGCCTGGCACGAGCGCGGTGATCGGCGAGGCGTAGCCGTTTGGGTAGCGGATGACAACTTGAGCGGTATCTGCCGAGTATTCGTCTAACTGTTTCTCGCGCCCCTGCTTCATGTTAAACGACACGACATTCGAGAGGTCAACGATGACGCCTGGGGTGGACGCCAGCGAGTAGGAAACGGTGTAAGTCTGGACTGCCATTATGGATTAGTTATTCGGATTGGGATTGCGCCGTTTTGCCTCATGTAGTTTCTGAGAGCTGCGACTACTGCGTTCGGGTCTCCGCCGTTGACGTTGATGGTGACGTTGTTGCCCATGCTTGGCGTGTTGTTGCCTGTGAGTGGGACGACGGCTTCTGGGCCTCGTTCGCCGATCATGGCAAGAGTCGGAGAGGAAACGATGCCTCCGTTCGCAAGCATCGGTATATCGGGAACGTCGAAGCCTGCTCCGCCGATGCCTGGAACCCAGCCTGGGATCTTGAACGAGAGTTTGCCGACCGTGTTATTCCAGACTGTAGCGATGCCGTTAAATAACGCTTTATAAATGCCAGTCAAAGTGTTGACATAGCCTTCGATGGCGTTAACGACCCCAGAAAAACCAGTCTTTATTCCTTCGAATACTGTGCTCGCAATGTTGCCGATCGCTTCAAATGCTTTTCCAAAAATGTCAAATTTCATCTGGAGCACGACGAGAGCTGCGCCGACCGCAACAAAAAGCGCAACCATTAAAAAGATCGGGTTGAGCGCCATGACAGCGTTAAAAGCAGCCTGGACTGCTGTGAATGCTTTAGTGGTTGCCGTCCAGACTTTCATAGCGACGTTGACGGTGATGATTGCTGCAGCAATACCGGCAATGGCTGTCCCGATGCCCACGATGAGACCTGTGTTTTCCTGGGCCCACATTGCAAAGTTTGCAAACAACCCAGACATTTTTTCAAAGACTGGGAGTAAAGCTGCGCCGATTGACTCTTTTGTCTCATCGAGAGCAATGGTCATTTTCTTAAAGCCACCCTGGGCTGTGTTAGCTGCTGTTTCGGCTGCACCGCCAAAAGCCTTGTCTAGATCTTTGACGTAGTCCGCGCCTGAGATGGTGACGCTGTTGAGTTTTTCTTGTGCCTCAACAACTTTTTGTTGCAATTTTTGGCGGTCTTTTTCTGAGACTGTGCTGTCCTCAATTGCAGCTGTGTATTCGCGCTGAACTTTTTGCAAGGCTTTGCCAAATTTTGCCATGTCCTGCTGTGCGATGGCGTTTTCTCCCATAGGCACGCCAAGTTTTTTGAGTGCGGTGTATTGCCCATTTTCTGCTTTTGCCAGAGCAATTGAAACGGACTCAACATCTTTTCCTGTAGCTGCTGAAATGTCGAGGGCCGTGTTAAGCAGTTTCTGCCCACGTTCGGCATCGCCAGTAGCTCTGACAAGGTTGGCTAGTGCTGGGCGAAGTTGATCATCTGCTACAGCCGAGGCAATTGACGTTTTTGTGATGTACTTTTCAATAGAGCTAATTTGTTTATCTGTTGCACCTGTGGAGTTTTTGAGTTGCTTAGCAAGTTGAGACGCTGCAGCTTGATCCTCTGCAGCTGCTTTGGCGAAGTCAAGACCTGCTGCACCTAAGCCAGCGAGAGCTGCGGCTGCTGGGACTGCTGCTTTACTGATGGCAAATTGTGCTTTTTCTCCAGCGGTCTCAAGTTGTTTAAATTCGCGGACGGCTTTATCTATTCCCGTCCCGACGTATTCGGTAATAATTGGGATGTTGATTGCCATTAGCGCGTCTCCTCGTTTACTCTCTTCATCACGTCGCGCACAAGATCAGATAATCCGCGCTCAACTTGTGGAAGATGTTTTTCTGCTGTGGGCCACAAGACTCGAGGCTCTCTGTTTCTCAGGTTGCTATTAAAACGTGTTCCTGGGTTTGCTTTGCCTGCGACTTCAAAGATTGCGCCAGCAGGATCCGACTGGGTCACATAAAGCACAGCGGACTTGTTTCGGCGCGTAGAAGTTTTGAACTTGACGCCGGAGCGAACTTTGTTGATTGTCCACGGGAGCAGGGCGCGTCCGCGTTTATCTGTCCAGGCGTATCGCATCCCAGAGAGAGGCATTGACGGATAAGCCGCTTTTGCTTCAACGATGAGCGGAGACACTACGTCTTTTGCTTTGCGATTGAATTCTTTACGGTATTCGGGGTCAATTCTTTTGAGGGCTTTGATAGCAGCTGCACCGCCGACGAACTCTGTCCGCGCTGTTGCTGTCATGTCTAGCCCTTTCTCTGCGAGTTGATTACGTCTATGCAAGTCATGAGATCCTGCGTAGTGAAGTTTATGTCTGGGGGCCAGTAGCCAGTCTCGACAAGAAGCTCGGCGAGCGTCCTTGCTACTGATCCCCTTCGATGGGGTTTTCTGCCTCATTGCTGATGACGTCCAGAGTGACTAATTTTTTAAGGAAGTCATCGAGGATGAGTGGTGGGTTGTGGCCTTGCTGTTTAGCGGCTTCATGAGCCAAGTATCCGAGCATCTCTATCGAAATACCGGAGGCGAGGTCGGATGCTTTGACTTTGTATTTCCGCTCAAGTTGCACAATGTGGAAGAGATTAGTTTCGACAACGTAATCTCCTTCTCCTGTGTTTACTTTGATGGATAGTTTCATGGGGTTTCCTTTGCACGGTAAGGGTTTAATTTATGGGGTGATGTCGCGTACCCAGGTGCCACCCGAGAACGAAACTTCCATCACTTGGAGTTCGCCGACGGTGTAGGTGATTGGGTAGTTAGCGATCATCGTGTTGGAAATTGTCCACTCTGGGTTGGTTGCGCTGATAGCGCCTGAAGCGTGTTTTACGACGATGGTGGTGTCGCCTTGACCGACTTCGCCAGCGATGACGCCTTCGACTTCTGTCGCTCCGTATGACATATAAAGCGTGATTGTGCCTTCTACGGTCTGAAGGCCTGCAACCATGCGTTCGCCAGTATCGCCGAAAGCGGTGCTAGTGAGTGGGTTGTTGCCGAGAGTGAAACTGATGCTCGAGGCCTGATCGGTGAGATCTACTGTCGCAATTTTCAGCTCTGCCGGTTGTGATAAATAAGTTGTAGTTGCCATGATTTCTCCTATGGGTTTCTTGAGGTTCCCACACGAACGACTAGATCGTATGAGGGGATAT